TAGGTAACTCCGATGGAGCACCTCCAGTAGCTGAAAAGACAGTGACTGTTGACGATCTATTGATCTCCAGTGCATTTGTCTATGAGCTAGACGAGACACTAGCACACTACGACTTACGTGGTGAAATCTCAAGAAAGATCGGTTATGCTCTTGCAGAGAAGTATGACAGAAAGATCTTCAGAGCAGTAACTAAAGCTGCTAGACAAGCTTCACCAATCACAAAGACTAACTTTGTAGAGCCCGGTGGAACACAGATTCGTGTAGGTACAACTACAAACGCATCTGATGCTTATAGTTCTACAGCTATCATAAACGCTTTCTACGACGCAGCCGCTGCGCTAGATGAGAAGGGCGTGTCTGGCGAAGGTAGAGTAGCTGTACTCAACCCAAGACAGTACTACGAACTTATCCAGAACGTAGAAACAAACGGCTTAATCAACCGTAACGAGAGAGGAGATGCAATTCAGTCCGGAAACGGCATCATTGAAATAGCTGGTATCACCATCTACAAGTCAATGAACATCCCATTCTTTGGTAGATTCGGTACTAAGTTTGGTACAGGTTCTGCAACAAACCCCGGTGTAACAGACCCCGGAAACACAGGCAGCTTCACAGAAGTTGTTATGGAAGACGAGACAGCTGGTTCATCTACAACTAAGACTGTTAACTCTTATGGTAACGGTAACTCCGACTTTGAAAACTCATGCGGACTTATCTTCCAGAAAGAAGCTGCTGCTTGCGTAGAAGCAATCGGCCCACAAGTACAGGTAACATCTGGAGACATTTCAGTTGTATACCAAGGTGACGTAATCTTAGGTCGCCTAGCTATGGGTGCAGATGCACTTAACCCTGCTGCTGCTGTTGAGCTATTCGCTGGAACAGCTACAAAGCCCGGTTCTTTCTAATTTATATTTTATACGGGAGCTTCGGCTCCCCTTTTTTCTTATGGCAACCACAACTATTGACCTCGATACCGAACTATCCGCAGTGAACTCTATACTGGGAGCTATCGGACAATCACCATTGACTACTCTTAACTTTGATAATCCAGAAGTAGCAATGATATACAACCTACTCCGTGATGCTAACGTAGACACGCAGGCAGAGGGGTGGCATTTTAACACAGAGAAGCATGTAAAGTTTGCAATAGATGCTAATGGCAAGATAGCTATTGGTAATGATATATTGTCTATGGATTTACATGACAACCAAGCTCGTCGTACACACAATCTTGTACGTCGTAATGGATTTATATACGACAAGCAAGACCATACAGATGTATTCACAGCTGACTTAGATCTTGATGTTGTTAGATTATACAACTTTGAAGACTTACCTATCGTTTTTAGAAGATACATAACATACAGAGCATCTAGAGTTGCTGCTACAAAGTTAGTTGCTAACCCTCAGTTAGTCAAACTACTAGCTCAACAAGAAGCTTTTGCAAGAGCTGCTCTTATGGAGTATGAGTGCAATCAGGGCGACCATAGTATGTTTGGATTTGAAGACGATACTGCATATCAAACCTATCAACCTTGGAGAAACCTTAGAAGATAATGGCAAGTATCACACAAACTATCCCTCAATACTCACTAGGAATGTCAGAACAGCCTGACAACCTAAAGTTTCCCGGTCAGGTAACAGAGGTAACAAATGCAATACCAGACCTGACAAAAGGTTTGTTCAAAAGACCGGGTGCTAAACGCATAGGAACTGACGCATTAGCTAGTGTACAGAGTGGAGGTTCGTGGTTTCATTACTTTCGTGATGAATCAGAAGGATCTTACATTGGACAAGTAGCGTCTGACGGTCAAGTTAGAGTCTGGAGTTGTGAGACAGGTGCTCTACAAACTACCAGCTACACACATGATGGTGTCAATCACCAATCAACAGTACAAAACTATCTAGCAACAAGTGTCCCAGAAAACTTACAATTCCTTACAATTAACGATACCACCTTTGTTAATAGTCGTGATACTACTAATGCTAACACTCTCGTTGGGACAACGGGAACTACAGCTGCTACACCAGATGCTCACTTCGGGTTCATAGAACTGCTACGTACAGAGAATGGTAGACAGTATGGTGTCAATATTAATGCTGGCACAACTGTAACCACGTTATCACGTGCTACTAAAATAAAAATTACAGATCATAACTTTGACGAGAGTGATGGCTCAGGTCACTGCCCCGGTATCGGAACTGAAGTCTATGCTGTAACTGCTAAGTCTAGTTACGGTTCAACGGAAAATATAACACATGTAAAAAATAGTGGTGGTACTACCCTTACATCAGGTAAAACTAATCTAACATTTCGTGTAACTGCATTAGGTCAGCAAGCTGTTAGTCCTAACTACAGTGCTAACACGAGTGGCCCCGGTGGTGATAACTATAGATGTAGTTACAATATAGAAGCTGTTTTACTACATGGTGGTGAAGGCTGGGCTGTTGGTGATGTAGTTCGAGTTGTACCAGAACACGCTGACGAAGCAAGTTCTTCTGATGGGCAAGCTTACGTAGATGTAACTGTAACAGAAGTAGAAAGCACACAAGTAAATGCAACAGTTTCTTCTAATGGTGATGGGCTTATACGACCAGCTCCTACCCCTTTTGACGCTGATACAGCTGTTACTGCTGATACTATTATTGGTGGCATTATAGCTGACTTACCTAGTGGCATCACTGGTAAACATATAGGTACAGGTATATACTTATCTAGCACAAGTGCATTTAGTGTAGAAGTCGTTGAAGATGATCTAATGAGATGTTTTCAATCGTCTGTTAACGATGTACAAAACCTACCCAACCAATGTAAGCATGGATATATTGTAAAGATTGCTAACTCTAGAATGGCAGCAGAAGATGACTACTATCTAAGATTTGATGGAGAGAATAACAGGGATGGTTCTGGTTCATGGTCAGAGTGTGCTAAACCGGGTATAGCTAAAACGCTTACAAATATGCCACTTGTTATCCAACGTACAGCATTTAACAGTGGTACAGGAATAGCTACATTTACCGTTAGACCTTTTACATATGCTGATAGAGAAGTAGGCGATGAACTAACCAACCCATTACCTTCTTTTGTAGGTGCACGTATTAATAAAGTTCTGTTCTTTCGTAACCGATTAGCACTGCTATCAGGTGAGAATGTTATAACATCTAGACCGGGAAGTTTAGGAACTCCCGATTTCTTTGTCGAAACAGCTCTAACTGTATCTGCATCTGATCCTGTAGATATATCTGCTTCGTCTATGTTTCCTTCAGAATTATTTGATGGTATAGAAGTAAACACTGGTTTGGTAGTATTTAGTACAAACCAACAATTCTTACTTGCATCAGATGATACAGTCTTTAACCCTGATACTGCAAAACTGCGTAGTATAGCTACATTTAATTATAACGAAACAATACCTCCGATATCTCTAGGTACAACAATAGCATACGTTGACAACTCTGGTAAGTTTAGCCGATTTAATGAAATGGCAAACATACAGCGTGAGGGTGAACCATCTATCGTAGAGGTAAGTAAAATTGTACCAACATTGTTACCGAAAGACATAGACTTACTGACAAACTCTAGAGAAAACTCTATAATATTATTAGGTAAGACAGGTTCAGATGATGTCTTTGGTTACAAATATTTCCAAATCGCTGACAAGCGACAGCAGGCTGCATGGTTTAAATGGAAGCTTAATAATCCATTGGTATACCATTTTATTATAAATGACGAATACTTCTTTTTAGATAGTGATTACTATTTACAAAGCATCAAGTTAGTGCAGACTGAAAATGACCCTTCAACAAGTATTGATAATGTCGACTTCTTACTTCATGTGGATAATCATACTACTGTTAGCGGTGGCAGCTTTAACTCAGCTACAAACACCACAACCTTCAGTAATGTGGGCTGGCTAAATACAGTCACCTCACCTAACCACGAATTAGTAGTCATTGACGAGGGCGGTACTCCAGCCCCTACTAATGACCAAGGCAGATATGCTAAATGTACAGTCTCAGGTACAAGTTTTACTGTACCGGGAAACTGGCAAGGAGTAACACTTACAATAGGCTACTTATATCCATACCAAGTTAAGTTTCCAACATTCTATCCTGTAAAGCAAACAGGTAATGCTGCGAGTGCTGATGTAAACTCATCTTTAATTATACATAGAATCAAACTTCACTTCGGTAAGATAGGTCTATATAAAACTACACTTGAACGTGTAGGTAAAAATGATTATACAGAGGAATACGAGTCAACAGTGATGGATGCGTACAGTGCATCTAGATCTCCTTATCTAGAGGAGCACATACAGACCGTACCTGTATATGAAAAAAACACAAACGTTGATGTAATTTTAGAATCATCACACCCTGCCCCAGCTACGCTACGTGCGTTGTCTTGGGAAGGAGACTTTTCACCTATGTTTTATAAACGTGTCTAATTATATACACCCACTTACATTGGAGGCTGCCGCTGAGGTTGCCTCTAATCTCCGTCCAGATGACCATAGAGAGGTTGAAGAAGGCCATGGTATACCAATAGCCCTCTTACCTCGTTTGATGTGTCACAACGCCTCCTACGTGTATTTTACAGTGCCTGACGGCAAGACTGCTGGCATGGCCGGAGTAGGAGAAGATGGTGATATATGGATGCTTTGCACTCCAGAAATACACCGATACCCAATTACATTTGCAAGAGAGGCCAAACGGTATGTCGATAGCCGTACTGAGCCCCTCCTCTGGAATATAGTTGACAGTAGAAACAAGGCACATTTAAAACTGCTCAAGTTTCTAGGCTTCAAGTTTTTACGTAAGTTAAAACATGGGCCGAACAATCTAACATTTATTGAATTTTGCCGTGTGCGTAGACGCTAATGCGGGCCTAAGAGCCCAACAACGACAAAGAGCTAGAGAGAAAGATGCAGTCTTTGCTCAAGAAGCTCTCAAGTTTTATAATAAAGAAACACAACTTGCAAGAACACAAAATAGAAATGTCATCGGTCTATCACGAGATCAAGCTGATGCTTATGCTGGTGCTCTTGCTGCTATAGGTAAAGGTAGAAAACAAAACGAACGTGCTGCTATGGCATACTTTAGACAAAAAGGTACAGTCAATGAAGGTAACAGATCTAGACGATTTGGTACTGCTACCTATCAAGGTTATCTCGCAGCTCAATCAGAAGTAGAATCAGTTTTAGATAATGTACTGGGCCGTAACTTGGCGTATGCTCAAGAAGGTGCTAAACGTAAGTTCCAAGCTGCACAAGCTAGAGGAAGAGAAGCTCTAGGTATACCAGCTGCATATGGTGCACCTGTAATGTTATCTCCTTCAAACAGACTAGGTGGTGCTTTACAGATTGCTAGTCAGGTAGCGGGTATAGTTTCTACTGTGTCTGGTCTTCCTTTCTTTCAAAATTTTGGTTCACCACCACTTGGCCCGTTAGGAAACCCTTTATCACAATTTACAAGTATGTATACAGGTATTCCAACAAACACGTTTGCTTCAGCTTCAGACATAAAACTAAAAGAAAACATAGAAGAAGTTGGTGTATCACCTAATGGTCACAAGATATATGAATTTAATTATATAGGATTTACAGATAGATGGCGTGGAGCTATGGCTCAAGATGTTGTCAAGAAAAATCCTTTAGCTGTAGATATACGTGATGGATACTTAACTGTAGACTATAGCAAAATTGACGTTAACATGGAGTTAGTATGACATCATCATCATTCGGAACCATAATAGGTAAAGAACGGGACGAGCTGCCCGGCTACGGTATAGACAACTACGAGTCTACAGAGGCTGATCTAACCAATGCAGTCAATGCTCAGATAGATAGAAACATAGAAGATACTAGACAGTTCTATCAGGATATGGCTGAGATACAGAAGAATATTGCAGAGGCTCCTATGAGAAATCTGCAAGCTCTATCAGAGTTTTCTCAATCAGCCAGCCAAGCTATGAAAGCTCTCGAAAAAAGAAGAGAGACACAGGATAAAATAAACGAAGCTATGGCGTTTCTAGATAACAACGCTCTCGATCAGATTAGAACTGCGGAGGGTAAGTTTAATTTAGAAAACGCTAAGTTTGATAACGAACTTCTAAAAGAAAATACAGAAGAATCTATCAACTTTCTAAGAACTAGAAATGTAGAGTTACCAGAAGATATAACTACAAAGGAACTACTGAGAAGGCTAAACGAAAATTACTACGGTGCTAGACAGCAATTTATTAACGAAAACGGTGGTAAAGATATAACTGATATAGAAACTTTTACTAAGTTACATGGTGCTGCCGACGAGTTAATGATTACTGGTATGCTTATGCAGGCTGAAAAGCTTGGTGTAGATACTAACAGTAGAGAGTTTAGAAGGTTGTTCTATGAAAAAATATATCCTGATATAAAACAAAGAAGAGAGAATAATATACAAACTTGGAAATCAGAAGCTAACAGAAACTTTAAAGTAAATAGAGAAAAGAAGCTTGACAAGATTATTGTTGATACCTTACAGCCATATAATGCTAACACTAACACGTCAGTTGACGTAGTAACTTTGGTAGATACTATCCAAAATACTATGAACTTTGATACAAGAAAAGAAGCTACTGATTATCTTTTTGCAAGAGTTGCTGCTGATGTTAGGTCAAATCAACCACAACTTACTCTATCACATCTAAATTATTTATATGATGGTGCGTTACATAAGCATGATGGAAATGGCGGTAAATTGTATAAATATGCTGAAGGCCCATTTGGTGGTAAAATGGGTAATGCTTCACTGATACAGAAGGTAGAAACAGAGTTAGCTATACAGACTGATAGAAATATTAGAGCTAATGAAAGGACAGCACAGAATGAGATAGATGACCTTAATCGTCAATTTAATGGACAGATACCTACAGGAGTGCTACAGCAAAAGTACGAAGAGCTAGAGAGAAGATACCCAAATATTGACGTTAGAACTTTACAAATTGGTGCTAAAGGTATAACTAATGGTGGTGAGTACCCTAACGCTGGTAATCGAGATCTTGATATTGATTATCTTGCAAGATTACAGGGTGCATTTAATGTAAAGGCTAACGAGCTTAGTAGAGATCAAAAAATTCAAATACAAAGAGCTTACGGTGATTTCAAAGCACTGGTAAAAACACAAACAGATAATGGTATTGAATTACAAAAAGCTCAAGAATTATATTTTGATGATGTCAAAAACAATCTAATAGCTGGTAAGTATTCAAACTCTTCAGTAGAAGAAAGATTAGGTAAAGATGTTACATCAGCAGATATAAATACTGACAGAGAATATATAAGAAGTGATGTAAACAAAGTATCTAATCAAGGTGAGTTTGTATCTTTACACGAGAAACAAGCACTAAGTCAACTTAAAAGGCACTACCTATATGGTGAGGCTTTTCCAGCATATTTTTATGGTGTAACTAGAGGTACAAGTTTATCTCCTCAACAATATGCAGACGATAGATTTAGAGCTATGGGTGGTTATGATGGGCAAAACGATATAGCTCAACGTTTTGAAACTAAAGACGGTGTTCTTGTTGACCCGCAGTTTGGTCTTACAAAGAAAGAGTTGAATGAACTCGAAGTTAAACCACATCTTACTAAGACGTACACTAAAATATTAGATCCAGAAAAAGGTAAAGAAATACTACAAGGATTTAAAACAGGTAATGATGTAGGATCATTTGACTCAGCGATTGGCCCTAAAAAGCGAGGTGCTGATAAACTTACTGTTGGTGAGTTACTTGTTTATGCTGATAGAGGTGCTAGCAATTTTGGAGTGTACGGAATGAGTGCACAAGAACTAAAAGATGCTGTAAGATTTTTACCACCTAGTTTCAAAAATAAACAATTTAACGAAGAAGTACAAAGTTTCTTAGTGCTAGAACTTGTAAGACAGCGTGCTAATCGTACTAATAGTATTAGAGGTGCTATCATACAAGCTAAGAAAGGTGGAGAAGCAACTGTATTTCAAGGTGATGAAAAAGAAGGTAGCTGGGATAGACTGGTTAGATTAGACTTAGACGAACGAAATGCTCTATTAGACGTATTTCCACAGCTTCGCAACATACCTATGAATCAGTTTCAAAACCTCACAGAAGGTGTAGTTCTAGGTCTTGAAAGCGAGATACAGAACTATCAGCGAAACAGAGAAAGACTTCAGCAAACAAGACAAAGCTTAGTAAAACAAAACAAAGAGAAAAAAGAACCAACAACTATAGAGGAACTAAAAGAAGTTCCAGCAGTTAAAAAATCAAGAGAGGGTAGATGACAGACTCAAATTACTCAAACGCAAAGCTACAGGTTGATTTAGACGAGGTAAACTACGTTGCAAATGCAGCCCAAACTGCTGCCGAAGAGTATGAGCGAGCAAGAGAAAGACAGCAAGAATCTCAGTCACAGTTACAGCAGCAAGAACAGGTTAGTAAAGAAGTACAAGACGATCCTAGAAATGCTGAAAACTGGGGTGCTAAGGCACTCATAAAAGAGGGACAATCTATATTGTCTGGGGGTCTTCAAGATACTGCATCATCGCTCGCTACTTTTCCAGAACGCACAGTAGATGCGTTATCTGGAGAGATGCAAAGACAACGGGAAGAGACTGGTACATATAGACCAGACTGGACACCGTTCAACGGGTATGATAACCCAATAGAAACAAAAACATGGTGGGGCAAACAGCTTAGAGGTTTGGTACACTTTGGTACATTAGCAGCCGGTACAGTTGTAGCAGCCAAGGCAGCCGCAGCTACCGGTATAGTATCAGTGCCTGCTGGTTTAGTCGCACTATCAAAAGGTAATCTAATTAGAGGTGCTGCTGTAGGAGCTGTGTCTGACCTTATATCTAAAGAGTCAGACGAGCAAAATGCTTTAGCTGCATTACGTGATAGATATGGTTGGATAGATACACCTATATCTACCAAAGATACTGACCATCCAGTTGTTATGAAACTCAAAAATATTGTTGAAGGTATGGGCATAGGTCTAGTCTTCGATGGGTTTGCATATACACTGAAGAAAGGTAGTGACAAAGCCATAGAACAGATAACTAAACGTAATAAAAGTTTAGAAAACCAAACAGTGCAAGCTGGTTTAGCACAGCTTCGTAAAGGTGAAACAGAGTTTAGAGCAGATAAAAATGCACCTATATCTCAACCACACCAAGGAGCACACATATCAGAAGTAGATCCACAAACAGCTAGAGAGCAACTATCAAAAACACGTACTCAATGGGGCTCAGAGGAGGGTTCGACTGGTTCTGTTACAACACCCGTAGAACGAGAAAGAATAGCCTTAGAAAGCGGTACAGACGACGCTCAGGTCGAACGTATTATGAAGAGCTTGATGAGTACAGAAAAGTTTGCAAGAGAGCTAGATGCAGCAAAGGGTAATAGAAAAGCCTTGGTAGCAAAATTTAAAGAAGCCATCGAAGGGCATCAACGTATAACTCAAGGCAGAAATGCCGTAGATATGTCTGCCAACGAATATTTAAAAGAGCTGCTAGAAGCTAATCCTGACATAGTTGATGGCATAGAAGTATGGACATCTAAGAACGTAGTAATTGCTGACCTCGTAGTAGGCTCACTTCTTAAACAAATAAACGACTTAGG